GTGGTTCTCCTTGTTCATGTTTTGAAACTTGGTAATTCCAGAGTTTTGCTCCAGGATACACTTTTACCACTTGATCCTGAACTTCTCTGCGTGATGGTTTTTTGATTGAAGGGAAAAACATTTTTATCATGTAGTTCTTTCCTCTCCAAGACAAATAACAGTCAATAACATTTCCTACTCCAGCTCTTAACTTCGTAGCTTCTCGAAAGGAAATCATTATGATAATACATCATTTACCTTAATATTTATTAATTTTTATACTTGCAGTGCTGTAAATATAACCTTGAAGGTAGTAGAACTAGATGAAGCAGGATATCCCAATAACCTTAAAGCGCCACTATTAATATCTGTAGAGAATGTTGCTATACCTGTTGGTTGATTCAAAGTTCCAAATTCATTCATGTATGTGTTAGTGCCATCATGAATAACATTAATAGTTGTCATATTATAATTAGAACCTTGAACTGCTTGTATCTGATAACTAGCAGACCTATAAGTAGATGCACTAATAGACATGACAGTTGCTTGTCCTGTAGCAGAAGTAGTCAATATACCAGATTGAATATCACCAGCAATCAATTCTAGATTAGTAGCAGATACTGGTTCAAAGGTAAACTCTTCCTCTGTAGCATTGTATCTTAAGAATCTACCATCACCAAGATTAGAATCATCTACATCATCCAATCCAGTAAGAGTGCTACTTCCTAATGAAGTAGAAGCAATACCAACCCATCTAGAATTATCACCATCATATATTAATAAGTCGTTATTAGTAGCATCAAAATTAACATCATCAAGGTCTTTGATGAATCCTGCACCACCTCCACCAATGGTATATAACTGTTGCTCTACTCTATTAACAAAGAGTCTGTAGTTTGCTGCTAAGTCTTGAAGTGTAGCAAACTTTTGATCTCCTGTAGGAGTAAGAGGATCATTACCTTGCTTCTCTTTAGGATCAGGAGCTATGGGTCTTGCTGGATCTGTTCCATCAACATACTTAGCATAATCCTCTTTTAATACTTCTTGCTTACCTTTTATATCCTCTACAATCTTATAAAGGTCTGCAATATTAATAGTATGAGATTCTGCTTTCTCTCTTAACTTTTTAATATCCTTATCATAATATTTTACTTCTGGAAGGTTAGCAACTTCTTCCTTTAACCCATTAAAGTAATTCTTAATCTCCTTATTAGAATCACGATACTTACTATTAGACTCATCTATCCTCTTCTCAATATTCTGCTTTGCTTCATTCAGTTTACTTAATACACTCTTCTTTAATTTTCTATCATCATCTTTAAATTGATTCCTATGTTCATATATCTTAAGAGCAGTTTCTTTCAACTCCTCATATATCTTATCTTTAGTCTCTTGTAGATACTCCTTTACTTCCTTAATCTCAACTTTCTTTTCAAAATCCTTAAGTTCTAAGTTCTCAGTAAGATTCTCTATATCTTGATTAAAAGTATCTTTAAGTGTATGTAAGTTATCATTGACCTTTTCAAAGTCATCATCAATTACACCAAAGGTCTTACCAATCCAAGAGAAATCTGGTACTTGATTAACCTCATTAACCCACTTAGGAAACTTAGGAATATCTCCTCTAACCCCTTCAATATCTTCTTTTAATGCTTGAATATCATCTTCATAATATCTTACTTCAGGAACTTCTGGAATGCTTTCCTTTACTTGCTCAATATGTGATAAAAGTTCTTCAAGTTCATTATCATATGACTTTATCTCAGGTATCTCAGGTATACTTTCTTTTAAATCATTAACTAGACGTAATAACTCAGGCCAAGGAGGAACTATATCTTTTACTTCAGCAAAAGTTTCTCCATTAGCATCTTCTAAAGTTTGTACTTCTTCTTCTATCTCCTCTTCTTTTTCTATATAACCTTCTACTGAGGGTAAATCTTTTTCTTCTAGTAAATCAGCAACTGACGGTAATTCTTCATTACTTTCTTCAAAGTCGTCAATCGATGGCAAATTTTTATAGTCGTCAGACATGTTATGAGTATCAAAATACTGCGGGATTTCTCTCCCTATACTTTATTTATTATCTTCTAAATTAACAGACTTCAACATCTTTGCTAAGTCAGCAGTTGAACCCACAAACAAGGAATTATTAACTGTACTAGGTCCTTTAGATACTTTCTCTTCTTCTACATCTTTTAACTTCTTCTGTAAATCCATTAACTTATCAGTAGCATCAGATACACTCTTAATTAACTGTCCTGCTACTTCATATGCTCTAGGCATTTCGCTTTCTTGGGCTAGTTCAAGAATACCATCAATTGCTTCTTGCCCCTTCTCTATAATACTATAAAGATTTCCTCTAGTATAATCATAATCTCTTTCAATATCACTCCTTTCGTGTTTCTCTGGTTTAGTTATTCCAACTTCAGTGGATTCAGTAGATACTAAATCACTAGAAACATTAAAAGCATCATTTAATTCATCAAAGTTTTTAGTCATTAGATAGTTCCATCAAAACCAAAGTCATCTCCAAATTCTATAGCAGCATTATCTGTGGTTGTGATAACTTTGACTTCTGCACCATTCACATGATCTGCAGCAGCAGTATTATCTTGACCCCTTCTAACAGTTAGTGCTGTTCCAGAAATAGATTCAACATACATTTCCTCCTGATCTATGTATATGTAATTAGTTGCTTCAATACCACTAGCACTAGTTACATTAATAATACCAACACTATCATCTATATTTTCACTTAAGTTGGTAGTAACTGTATCACCATATGCCTTAGTTGCTCTAGGTACAACACTATAAGTAACTTCCCTAGTTGGAGTAGTTGTCTTACCACCAGCAACATATCCAATAGATGCCTTCTTGATAATATCCTTGGACACATCTGTATTGACAGGACCAAACATGTAAGTCTTGGCAGTAAATCTCATAGTATAAATTAGTGCTCTTCTAGTAGAGAAATCACTTTCATAATCATCACTTGTAGTAATAGAATTTAAGACAATAGGAATATCTCTTTTCTCTCCAATAGTATCAACTAGGTCTACTGATACAGTATAAGCAGGTTGAAAATATGGGAGTATTTGCTCCACTATCTGAAGCATATCATCATTCAGTTTAGTGAAGATACTAAGTTCAAAGTCTAGATTATAAGGTACAGGTAAATATGTTTTTGCTATTGTCTTTTTATCTCCCTTTACACCTTTTAAAAATGTTTGTGTGGTTGTTGATTTTCTTGATGGATCATAACTAAGACCATTAAGTTCAAATGACATTCTTGGGAGACTGATTTGAACTGGTCTGTTTAAATCAGGTACTTGCTCCAGTCTTGCTAGGAACTTTTGAGTAGGACCATAAGCAAGTGGAACCTTAGTAGTACTAACTACTGAATCATCATCATTAGTATGATTAATATTAATATTATTAAAGATAGAACCAAAGGATATAATGGTTCTCCTCATTATTTCGTGATAAAAATATTCAAACATTGTTACAATCCTAGTGTATTATTTAGGGCATTCCAAATGGGTTAGTCTCTGTGAAGTCAATAATAGAATCTGCTTCACTTTCAATAGTAGTATTTTCAGCAAATCCATCATCAGTATTAGACTCAGAAACCTTCTGGTATTCATATTCAGCACCAGATGTACTACCTGTAATAACCTCACCATCATTAAATGCACCACTGATAATAGAAATCTTAAGTTCCATAGTAGAAGCATCCCAAGACTTAACCCTACCAGTAGAACTAGTTGCAGCACCAGTTACTACCTCATTAAAGACATAGTTACCAGAACCACCCATGTAAGGTGCAGTGACTGTAATGGTTGGAGGAGTAGTATATCCAGATCCAGCATCAGTAATACCAATTTGAGTAACAATACCTACACTATTGATGTATGCTAAGGCAGATGCTGTTGTACCCCCTTCAGGTGCTGCTGTAAAGGATATTAATGGGACTGTAGAGTATCCAGTACCTCCAGAAGTAATTGTGACTATTCCAATAGATCCATCAGATACAGTGGCAGTAGCAGCAAATCCTGCTCCTCCACCACCAACTGTATATATCTCTGGTTCTTGACCTACAGTATATCCATAACCTGGATTAATAAGATCTATCCTTTGTATCCTGTAAGATTTCTCTCCATCATAATCAACCAAATCATCTCTCATAGATGCTATACCTACAGCAGTTAAACCTGCTGAAGGAGCAGAAGAAATAGCAACTCTTGGAAGACTAGTATATTCAGTTCCCCTATTAGAAATAGTGACACTAGATAATGCACCATCTACAATACCAGTTGTAAGAACTGCTGTAGTTCCAGAAGACACTAGAGTAAGTGTTTCTATATAACCTGCTTTCTCTAGGTTATCATCAATATCACCCACTCCTGTATCAACAACAGAATCCTCATATCTGTAAAGCTCACATCTGAGTTCATAAACATATCTCTCTTTTAACTGATAGAATGGTTTTTCATGCTCAACAAATTTAATCTCAAATAACCTATCTCCTAATGGGAAGTATATTAAATCTCCTTCCTTAGGTCTAGTTGCTAATTCTATATTTGGTATATTCTTAATAAGTGGCGTAACATAATTTTCAAACCTATCTCTTGATATTACAAGAGTTAAGTCATCAAGTGCCTGAACACCAAACTTGGATAAAAGAGAACCCTGTCCCTCATAACCATCAAATGTATCTACATATGCTTCTAGTGGAATTGCCTCCTCGAATTTAGACTCTATGACTTCCTGTATTACAGTAGTCTTGGTCATATATCTTCTAGGGATATAATAGACATCCACCCCATACATCTTAATCTGTTCATTGATTAAGCTTTGGACTAGATTTTGTTCTGTAGAAGACCCTTGCAGGAAATAAGGATTTAATGCCATTAGCCTATCATGTCAAGAGGTGGTATTTCATAAGTATTAGACATCATTTCTCTAATTCTTTCCAATTCCTTCTCAGCATCCTCATACATTTCTCTACCATTCAATTCTATTCCACCAGGTAATTTAACTCCTTGGAACTTAGACATATTTTGTCCCCACTGCCTCTTAATAAGAGCAGTAGTATATGGTTTTAAGAATGAATCATTCCATACTCTAGGGTAAGTTGATGGATCTAGTAAAGTAAAACAATCTATTACTAGATAATCATCAACTGATAAACTACCAAAATCAAGATCTAAATATAACCTATCTTGTCTCTTATTAAATCTAATCTGTTTCTCTGTGGTTAATAGGAAATTAATATCTTCTAGATATGTCTTAACCATAGCATATGAAAGAAGTTCAGTAGCACCCCAATAATAAATATCATTCAAGAATAACTGATACTTCACACTGAACATATTATTGGTGATAGTATTGCTTCCATCAAAATGGAATATCTTAGTAACTCCTATAACTTCTGGAGGAATAGGAAGATAATTACTATTTTCAGTGTAACTAAAACTAGTAGTAACCCCAACTGTTGTGTTTACTGTAGTAGTTGTTATACCTGCTCCACCAGTTGCCTTTCCCCTATCAATATCTGCTTGAGTTATCTTATATTTTCTGTATGACTGATAAACTCCATCAAAATGCCTTTCTTGAAAGAACTGGACAGCATCATCTACAATATCTTCTATCTGCTCATCTGCAACATTAATTTCGAGCACAGGAGCACCTAACTGCCTCTTACAGTAGTCTATTAATTCCCCACGTGTGCTTGGTTGCGCCATTTATCTACTTTACTAGTATAAGATTATTTAGGAAGGAGCAGAAGAGATACCTGCTATAACTAACACATCTCCTGATACTATTCTATAAACCGATGACCCTGATCCAATTAAAACATCATATACATATCTACCTTCTGAAAGAGTTCTAGTGGCAGTAGAACCTAATGATAATCTAAACTCTCCTCCTTTAGCACTAGTAAATCCAACCTCAAAGGTTTTTAATGCATAAGCAGATGACCCAATTGCTACACTTTTAGCAAGTTGAGCAGAACCAGTATATCCAGTAAAATCAAAAGCAGTACCAGAAGTACCAACTACAGTATAATCAGCATCCAAATCTGCTCCAGTATTAATGGTGAGATTTACACCATATGCTACACCAGAACTGGGATCAAATGTAAGAGTATTTTTAGCCATTAGATAATGCTCTTAGTAAAGTTTTGATTTCGTTAATATCATCCTTTAAAGATTTCAAATCATTTTCCATATTATCTATCCTATCTGTTCCGTGCTTTCTTTTAGCACGGATAGAAAGATAGTTATTATATTCTTTAGAATTAGTATTTAAAATAGCATTGCTATTTTCATCTCTAATAAAATTTGGATGTCCTTTTACTTTCATATTATGCAAGTGCAATAACTCTAAGATTCTTCATTCTAGGTGGTTGAGCCTGATTAGTACCAGTACCTACCAACTTAATACTAAAGTTTCTAAATGTAGGAAGATCATCAATAGTAAATGTATAATCATTCCACACTACCTGATCTGATGTATATGCTATAACATCAGTTTTAGGTACTAATTTATCAGGAAGTCCACTATTCTTAGCTGGATCAATAATCTGACCTGTTGCTAATAGGTTAGGATATCCTGGGAATGGTTGATATTGAGGTTCATCATTAGGATCTTCAACAATAGAATAAAATGCTCTAATATCACTACTTATATTAATATGAGCCTGTAAATCAATTTTAATTCCAGTAGCCCCTTCTTTTAAAGTAATTGGTTTAGATGCATAAACAAATGAGTTAGGATCATCATTTAAAGTATTAACTCTATTATCGGTAATCCAATCATCAATTGGATTATTAATCCTGTTAGAAGTAAGAATAACTCCTACTCTATCTAAGTCGACTATAGGAGAAGATCCAACATTTCCTTCAAGAGATAAATTCAAAGTAAATGATCTATTTCCTGGTAGAGTGGGCAGTGATGTTGTTTCATTAATCCTAGAAGCTATCATTCTAGGACTAGACATATAATTATCACTTACCAGACTAATTGGTTCAAATCCCTTATCTTGATAAGGAGGTTCAGATCCATCTATACTAGATGCTGTAACTGTTCTTATAGAAGCTGTTACAGTACTTCCTTGAGGAGTGATATTTTGAACAATAGGTGTTACAATTTCAAATGGTATATTTTCTGTAGAGAAAACATGACTTCCTCCAGCAGACTTAGTTTCATTAAAATGTAACTTAGGAAGACTAGTTCCTACAGATCTATCCACACCATTAGATGATACATCTAATTTAATATTAAAGTGATCTAACCCTTTAGCATTAGCAACAGTAGCATCTGCTAGATTATGATTTTTATTAATTCTTCTAAGTGATACTCCATTAATTTCATACTTATAAAGGAAATCAGATTCATCATGATTTAAAGTTGGGGTAGAATCAACTCCTCTAGTAACACCAGTTAATGTGTTATTAACTACTCCAGTATAAGAAAGAATTTCACTTCCCACTTTAACATAACCAAGATTGGTAGAACCAACACCTACATTTTCAAATTCAGCAAAATCAGTTGCATCATCTACAATAATAGTTCCAGTTGAAGTAGAACTATAATTTGCTGCTAATTTGGTAGGAGGAGTATCTGATGTAATACCATCCACTGTTACCATATTTTGATTGGAATACATTCCATGATTCTTTTGATTTACTTGAATATGTAAACCATCAGAAACTGTTACTGGATCTCCAGATAACCATACATTTCCACCAGCAGCATAATTAAGAACAGTAACACCAGCTCCTGTAACATACTTAATAGTCTTGTTAACACCAGTTGCAAAATCGCCTTGAACATTATCTAGAATATATTCATTAATTCCAGTAATTCCTCCGATTGAGAATTTAATATCTCTTCCTAAAGAATTAATACCAACAGATGTTATTCCAACAACATCACCTAGAAGATATCCACTACCACCATTAGCAATTGTTGCAGCAGATGCTACTCCATTAGTAATAGTAATATTAGCAGTTGCATTTCTACCAAAACCAGTAATGGTATTGAGAGCAACATCTTGATAAGTTGCAGCACCAGAAGAAGGAGTATAACCTACTCCAGCATTAGTAATAGTTAAATTACCAGTTGCTGTTCCTGCTGTTCCTGTTATTCTTCCTGTAGCATTGCTTCCATCTTGTTGGATTATATTACCAACTGTTATTCCTGTATCAGTAATAGTAGTGTTAAATCCTATTCTAATCTTATTAGAAGACATTTTAATAGAATCTTTCAATAATGGAGGAATATCATCAGAAGTTGTTAATAAAGGTGGATTTGTGAAACTCACATTTCCAGATTTTTGAATAAATCTTGCTTGATATAAAACAAATTTCAAGTCCTCATATTGACTTGGATTCCATGTTTCTCCATTTTGAGATTTAAATAAAGATCCTAAAGTAGGTTGCTGACTTACAACTACTTGCTCAGATTCAGGTCTATCCTTACTCTGAATATCAGTCTCACCCATTCTAGAAATCCAAGCAGTATATTCATTACTGGTGGATAGAAGAACAATTGCATAAGATTGTCCTCCAGGTAAGTATACTGGACCAGGGAATCTCACTGTAGTTCTAGCAGTAGCATCCTCAGAGATATTAACTTGTTCTGGATCTAATACAACTTCACCAAATGGAAGTACTTCAGTAGTAGGAACTCCTCCTTTCATAGTTCTTATTTGAACACTGACAGGTAAGAATTCATCCTTAGAACCAAAATAGAGATCTACTTTAGTTGCATAAATTCCAACACCAGGTGGAACAAAGAAAGATTGTGCAAGAGGGTCTTTAACACCATGTCCACACTCTTTAGTCAATTGACTTAGAGTTTCTTTATCATATCCTGTTATGTCTTCAACTAACTGCGCACTAGCAGCAATTTCATCAGCAGCAGCTATCTCAAAAGCTGCTAACGATTCTTCAGTTTGATCATTAGCCCATCCTATATGCTCAAGCATCCTATCTTGGATTTCTGCAGGATCAGTAATACCTTCACCAGCTATAATAGAAGCAGTCCAGTATGCAACAGCCCCTTCATCTGGAGGTGGCTCACCTGCTAAAGCATAGGCATTTGCTATAGGATCATTTACTTCTACTGTTGTGGATTCAGCTTCTACATCTACTACAAGTAACATTCCAATGTTAGTTGCTTGCTCTGTCTGATATGTTGTTTCAACTCCAGTATCTTCATCAACTGCAGTAACTTCAATACCAGCAACTAAAGCTGCCAAACCTTCATTTTCAAATTTAGGTACGTATTCTATATTTTCATCTTCCTCAGCTTGTTCTACCCAAGTTTCAGTAACATACTCCTTACCAGTTGCAATACTATATCCACTTAAATCTGGAACAACGTCTACAAATTCAACATTAGGAGTAGTGATTTCAGGAATAATAGTTCCTGGAACCTCGGTATTAATTTCAACTATAACAGGATTTACCTCATCCCTTACCTTAATTACTGGAACTGGTGGTTCTGGATCAGGATCTGGTTCTGGATCAGGATCTGGTTCTGGATCTATCCAAGGTGGATCTGGATCTGGTTCTGGTGGTATTGGATCAAACGGACCTGGTGGATCTGGATCTGGTTCTGGATCAGGATCAGGATCTGGTTCTGGTGGATCTGGATCTGGTTCTGGTGGATCTGGATCTGGTTCTGGATCAGGATCTGGTGTTGGATCTGGTGGTATTGGAGGGTGAGGATCTGGTGGTATTGGATCTGGAACTGGATCTGGTTCTCTTGGTGGCCAAGGAGATGGAAGTGGTGGTGGTGGATTTGGAATCCAATTAGAATCTACTACTCTAGTATCAACTGATGTTGTAGTTGCTCCTCTTATAGATTTAGTTTCTTGTCTTGTAATAATATCAGTATGAATATTTTTTATAGTAATTATAGTTGACTGAACAGTATCAATAGAACCAGCAGACTCGAATACTGTAGAAGCATCACAAACAACATTTCCTGGTACTTGACTATTTTTACTATTACTTGTAAGTTTAAAGACTTTTTTACCAGTATCAAATTTTGGAGCAACATCTGCATTAGGATTTGGAATAAAGAAAGATCCAATAACACTTCCAACATTATCAGTTCTAAGTCTTACATTAGTAACAAGAGCCTGAGCATTAGATGTTTGTCCTAACAACTTAATACCTTTTTGCACACGTCCATAAAATGTATTCTCCTCTTTTTTGGATAAAGAATGTACATCTACATTAAGAATAGTAGATGTTGAAGAATATACTGCAGGAAGTTCAAAAAGATTTGAATTAGCTGATTCAGTTGATGAGGTAGATCCTTCAGGAACAACATTATCAACTAAAACAGTTACACCTTTTAATAAAGGAGTAAATTGATAATATGGATTTTTCTTATAAACTTCAGTAGGTTGTAGTGGATTCCCTCTCTTATGATTAGCATTAGCTACTTTAAATCTAATATATTCAGTTCCGCTAGAATCAGTACCTACAACAGTTTCTCCTGGTTGGAAAGTTCCAGAAGACATTGAAATTTCAAGAAGTTTAGGAATAATATAACTAGAAACATTCTGACCATCAAAAAATGCATGAATACTAGTTGATGGTTTTAAAGTTCTAGCATCAAATTTAATATTCCTAGATCTCATATAAGCAGTTATTTCAGTATTAACTACTTTAGGACCTTCATTTATAGTATTAAAAGTTTCTCTAACAAGTTTCTTAGTTCCTGTTCTTCTAGAAGTACCTACTCTAGTACTGTTAGTTGTAGTAGTTTGAATTTTCTTCTGCAGCACTCCCGTTTGACCTTGATTAGTCCAAGCTGAATTTGCAGATTGTGAGGTATCATATCCAGTCCAATTATCAGACCATCCTCCCCATGTTACTGGACCATATCCAGCTCTACTATCAAATCCAGCAGCACTTAATTGCTGTCTATTTTCAGTATAAGTTTGCCTAGTTTCATTTTTAGCTTCAAGTACAACTTGATCTACCCAGATATCAGAATCTGGTAATAGATCTATAGTTCCTCCATAGTAACTTACAAGATAAGGAGTGACATTTTCAACTCGAGTAGCAAAAAGTTGTGATGCAAAAACTATTTCATCATAATCTAATGTTAATACACTTCCAGTTCTTCTAAGACCATTAAGAGTATTAGGTTCTAATTTAAGATCTAACTCTGTAGTATAAGGAGCAGGTCTCAATTCACCATTATGAAAATCAATTGAATTTTTAACTATGGTACTTTTAATTTGATTTTCAGTATCAGAAAAATCATCTACAAAGAAACCAGATTTAAATCTATTCAAACCATCTGCATCAGTAATCTGCATATTTAAAGTTTCATTCTCTAATAAAGAGAGTGAAGTATAAAATTCTAAATTCTCAATTCTCTTTTCTAGTTTATTAATATCACCCATCTGATATCTTTTATAAGATGCCATACTAATGCTGGCATCAGTTATATTATAAAGATACGCTGGTAAAGTGATGGTAGCTATTTCTAATGCTCCATCAATGGGTACTGGAAGTTCTGGAGATTCAGCAGCAACTCCTTTAACTAATTGGAAAACTCCATTTCTAGTTAAATAAATTTTATCTAATCTAGGAAGATAGAAAGAATAATCTAATACAATAGATCTATCTGGTGCTAAAATATTTTTAGCAGAATTTCCAGATGCATCAAATGATCTACCTAAAAATTCAAAAGGAGAACGTGATGTCCCTGAAAACTCAGAAACTCTAGGTCTTATATCAATAATATCACTTACTCTTGTATCATTAATTTCTGGTAACTTAGAATAATTAAAATTCTTATAAGAATTTATTGTAGTAATATCTCCATCATCTGATGCTGTATAATATCCAGATTCAAATACTATTTTTAAAGACTTAACTGGAGCATCATATCCAGGTTTTCTAATTAATCTAGCAACATCATAGATAGTTCCTCTTTGACCATCATCATAATCAAATTCAGAAGTTATATTATGAGAACCAATTGTTTTAGAACCTAAATTAGCTGTAACTTTAGAACCTTGGAAATAAACTACCTCCCCAACACTAAAGTTATGATTATTTAATTTTGTATATTCAATTGCAGAATCACTACTCTTACTAACATAAACTGCCTTAGCTCCACTTCTAGTTCCTATAAAGGGCTCTCCAACCAACATATCACCTGTTTTTCCTGTTGGACTATTAATTGCAGAAAAAGTTAATATGGGTAAAGTTGGAGCACTAGCATTATTAGATTCATATACTCCATGTACTGCAGTAACATCAGGAACATTTAAAGAAATTTCAGCATCTTGAACTCTAGTTCCATATACAGTATTATAAGTTAAACCATCATTTAATGTAGTAGTTCCAATACCAGAAATAGAACTAGCTGATCCTACTATATTAAGTACAGTAACCTTTTGTTTTTCTTTAATTTTTTCTTTTACTTTTATCTTACGTAATGTTGCTATTAATTTAGCAGGACTATTAGTTCCCAATCCATTAATTACTAATTGAGTAGAACCTTGATTGAAATCAAATTTATCTGATGATAAAGGTTCTATAGTTCCGTCAGTTCTTATTAAAGAATAATTCTCCTCATCATAAGGTAGAAAAGTTTCTAAGGAACTATTACTAGTGATAGTATTAGTAGAATTATCTGTGATAGTTACGTCAAATTGTTTTTTAATTGTAATATGAGATTCTGTTAAATCTACATTTTGAATATTAGATTTAGGTATTTTTGTATATAAATTATTATCAGTAGAAGATTGGAATTGAGAAGTTAATATTTTAAAGTTTGATGGGTTAATTCCTCCTACAGCAGAAGGTAATCCACCATCACATATACCAGTAACACTACTAACTCCAGATATAGTTAAAGAATTCTTAGAAACACTTTCAACTTTTGCATAAGAAATAGTGCTTTTTCCAGGATTAGTATATTCTACAAGATTACCTACTGTAGCAATTCCTATAAAGAATTTATTTGGATCTGTAGTAGTAACTGTAGAAATTCCTGCAGATGCTCCTGAAGTAGGAGGTTCTGTAATATTAACTTCACCTAAATTTGAATATACTGATTGCTTTACATCAGAATTAAAAGTACTTGCTGTGCTTACTGTTCCATGAATAGATTTAACATCACTAGGAGTATATGAAGTAGATCCTATAGAAATATTTCCACTTTCTACTCCATTAAAAATTAATTGTTCACCAGTAACAAAAGTTCCTTTAGTATTGTAAGCAGTAATAGCAGTACCAACAGAATTATATCTTAAATATCCAACAGCACCACTAGACTTTCCTTTAATATGAGTAGGAACAACTAAAGCTTTTTCTGGAAGAGTGTTTAAAGTTATATTTGTATAAGTTTGTATATCATATAAAGCAATATCCCATTCATTTTCTGCTAAATTAGAAGTATTGTAAGATCCAGTTTCTAATGCAAAATCATATATGCGTGCTAATCCTATTTCTTTACCAGCAGCAGTGGTTGCTGCAGCACCAATTCTAGAATCTCTTAAACTAACAGTATAATCAGTACCTATTCCTATTATAGGAGATCCAGAAACATTGTTTAAAGTGAAAGTAGGACCAGTAACATAGTTTAAACTTTGATTTTCTAAAGTTTTGACAGTTCTTGGTTTTTCAAAATCCAAATAAGCAGGAACAATTGTTTCTACTTCATATCCTTCGACATAAGCTTTTCCAGGAGATAATTTATAAGTTCCTAATTTATGACTAGGATTGCGACCATTATAAGTTTTTTGCCCTCTTCCAAAAAGTCCATTATTACCTAAAAGATCATTTACAGTCTCTCTAGCTGTAAGACTAAAAGGTTTTATATAATAATTACCAGATTCATCATAAGTTCTTCTTGCTATTTCATGTTCTAATTCATTATAATCATTTTCTTGACGTACTTTTATTAAATCTCCATTCCTAATTTCCATCAATTCTATAAAATTAGATGGTTTTGGTGCTACATAAGGAACTTTAACTAATTGTATAGATAAAGATAACCTATCAGCACCAGGAGCTGTATAATTACTAAATCCAGCTGCATTATCTGTTAAATTTGGATCTAAATCGGAATTAACAATAGTTTCTACAACTTTCAATCCTATCTTACAACTAAGATCATTACGATAAGCATCTAAAACAATAGTTTGTTGTTTAACATCTACAAAATATCCTTTTACAAAATAAACACCTGCTGATAATACAGCTGCAGATCCTAGAAATGAACATCTACCATTAACTGTTTGAGCAACAGGCTCTCCTACTTGGAAAGTAGTTCCTTGTCTTGTTGTTAATACTTTATCATCTAATAATAAACTTTCTCCTCTTGAAAATACAACCTTATTACTACCACTAGTATCTAAATATGTAAGAAATAAAACATACCAATTTCCATCAACGCCATCAGCTATACATGATTTAATTTTAGCTTTTACTCCACTTTTAGAACCAACTACTACTTTACCTAGCAATTTAGTAATATAAGAACCTACATTTATACCTTCATTAAACCTTTTAATTCTAACTGTATGATATGCTCCATTATACTTTACTCCTCCTCCAGTAACAGAAGCACCTTCTTTAAAAATATGTTGTCCAAACTTTTCAATCTGACTTTGAAGAATAGATTGAATTCCTGTTAATTCACGAGCTTGTACTGGAACACCTGGTTTAAATAATATTTTACAATAACTACTTTTAGTATCAAAATCGTCAAAGTAAGGAGCGACGTTTAAATTAGTTTCCTGTGGCATGATTCTTTAGAATTGCAAAATGACTTTGATATCTTCTCTTTGGTTAGCAGACCTGGTAATAGAAGGTCTGTTATCAACATAAATTATATTTCCAGAGTATTTTTTAACTTCGGGGTTTGAAACTCCCTTAACAAAACTCTGACCAAGGTAATATGTTCTATTATTTATTACAGTGCTTATACCAGGATTCCCAGATGAACCAAAATTAGTATCTATTCCTAGAGTACCTTCATTACTAGCAATATTAACATTTCCTCCAGTAGTAGGATTGGCTGTAAATGAATGTAATGAATAACCATAAGTAGGATCAGTTTTTAAAGATCCATCAGTATTAAATCCAACCAAACTTTTTTCTTGCCAATACTTTAAAATTCCAGTTGTTTGATCATAAGAAACTACTCTTCCTACTGCAGTAGATCCTACTCCAACAGTTTGAGTTACTTGACCATCTAAATCAAAAGTAGCAGTAGTATATCCTGCTCCTATCAACTTTAATGCATGTAAAGAACTTGCTTTAGAAATAGTTAAATTAGCAGTTGAATCAAAAGCTTGAGGATTTTCTACAATTCCAATTCTAGCAATTTGGTTTCCTGTTATAAAATCAGGATTTTCTGTATCATTTTCAATCTTAGAATATACTAAAACATTAGTTGCTCCCAATTCTCTATAAACATCTGATCCATGACCACCTTGAGGTGGAACAATAACATTAAAAACAGGAACTGTAGTTCCAGTAGGAACTCCACCTTTTTCTAAATCTACAGTCCCATAAGTATAACCAGATCCACCTTTTGCTATATTAATAGATTCTACTTTAGCATCATTATTAATAACTATAGTTGCTTCTGCTCCAGATCCATCTCCAGATATAGGAATTCCAGTATAAGTTCTATTAGCAGTTCCTATACCTGCTCCTCTATTAATAATAGTAGCAATTTTTAATTGACCACTAGTAAATGCATTATCTCTTACAGCAGAATTATCTGAACTTGTTTCCCAATCATTTGGGACAGGCATAAAATTAGTAGAATCAAATTTAGAGATATCACTTGGTTTTATAGTATAAAGATATTTCCAAATATAACCATCACCACTATCACCAGCTGTTTTAGGTTCAAGGTCTGTAAAAGTTGGTTGATCTAGTGAAGGTCTTCCAGTAGTATTTTCTGGATTAGTTCCATTTTGAAGACAAATATAAACTTTAAAATCTTCATTTACTACAAAATATTTTGCTGAATATAAATTAGTCGCACCAGAAGGTTGAGATGTATTTGTTCTACTAATATCACCCCTATACATGTCATAGGTTATACCTGAAGTCCAAGTATGTTTACTAACTACTCTACGTATATCAGAAGTGGTAATCTTTTTCAATGCAATCATAGTATCCCAATAATCATCTTCTTGATCAAAACTATCCTTAGGTGCAGGAGGATTTGCATCCCAAGTAGAAGAATGATTAGTAGCATTAGGTAAACCAACAAATGAATAATATGAATTAGCAGTAGAAGTTGCTATAGAAACAAAATTCTTCGCATTCAATATTCTAAGTTGATCAGTTATAATGGCGGACATTTTACGATTTTTTAGTTATTTATGTGTTATAATTTGCAGATCTTAAAGGATCAACTCTTTCAATTATTGGAGAACTAGATATACCACTTAATCCAGTAGAATTACCAGCATAAGAAGTAAATACTCTTGCTGATCCTCTAGGAGCAGTTTGTATTCTACCCCAACTATATTCACCAAAGAATTCACTATGCCCAAGTCCAGTTAATCCATTATAATCTTGCACACTAACTGTTACTTGTGCAACATAAGTCAATCCAATTCCTATACCCATAGTTTGAGCAATAGAAACTTGAGCAACTTCATATACATTATCTAAGAAGGAAGTTCCTATACCAACAACAGTACCATCTTGATATAAAGAAGTTACTGAAGCACCTACGTTAGAATTAGATACTGTAAAATAATATCCAGTTGAAATTCCACTTACAGTCAAAGCACTACCTACAATAGATGCATTTCTAAATAATGAATCTTTTGGAATAAGTAAATCAAACACTATACCAGTAGATGCTACACCGACAGAAGTAGTTGAAATACCAGATATAATTCCAAAATCACCAGAATAAGATACATTCTCAATAGTTTCTATTGAAGTAACTGATTTGGGTTCTCCTATTAGAACTGCTGGAGCGGCAGTGCTAGTATAAGCAAATCCACTAGTAGTTCCTCCATAAGAAACTGTAATAGCATTTACAGTTCCAACACCACTAATAGTAGCAGTTGCTCTAGCACCTTGAGAT